TCTTAAGACCACGCTCATCTTCGAAAGCTGCGATATCGATCAGCGCCTGTTCTAGTGAGGTTTCATTGAGGTCAGACGCAGTCGAAAGTTCGTTGCGTTGATTCTCATTGCCCACAGTTGGGTGATCAGTTGCACAAAGTTCTTTGCCATCACCGCCAAGGAAAGAAGAACTAAACGCATTGTTTAATACGTTAGCGCCCTTAATGTTTTTGGTGGTCATCATAGAACGAGCTAGTGCTCGTGTATAACGTGATGACAAGGTGTCATACAAATTGTCTTCGATAGCTTCTTCAGTCAAGCTGAAAGCCAACGCGACAGTTTCATGAGTATACCGTGCAGTAAAAGATTCTTGTGCGGTGTCATAACTAACACCAGAACCTTCAAACTTCACAGGAGCCTCACCGAAACCAGTCAGCATTACCTCTTCTTCAAAAGCACGTTCTGAAGTTTCGGATTCGAAGATTTCTTCGTACTCTGCTGAGTAGCGATCATACTCTAAACCGAAAAGAGCATGAAGGCCAGGAACAAGCTCTTTTACGAGTTGCGCTCTATTAATAGCCATTAGTTACTCTCCTCAGACTATACAGCGAATACGTTAGTTGGGAACGTAAAGTATCCACGAGCATTAGCACCGATGCTATTGCTTGGGGAGTCTACGAACCTGTTCAACAACGCGATTCCGCTACTGGTTGTCGCTGTAACACCTTCTTTAGAACGGCCATTAGAAGTGCTGCCAGCAGTTGTGGAAATAGTGTACTTACTTCCGATGAAACTTACGGCAGGGGTACCCGCTGTAAATTGTGCTTCGTATACGATAGCAGGGTCAGTGTACACATATGCTTCTGCATCAGCACCACCAAGTGTCGCTACATCTGCTGTCCAGATGTTAGAAAACGTTGGTGAGCCATCAGTCGCTGTGTAATAAACACCAGCAAATACTCCAGCAGGAGTACCCGTAGCAGTGCCTTGGATTACATACCCAGAAGAAAGGTTAACTACGTCCCCAGTAAATATGGAGGCGTTAGTACCACTTGCAATACGCAACTTCTGAGGACGAATCACGCCACCGTAAAGGTGGTAGGCTGGAGTGAACCCATTAGGGGCGTCAGTATTAGCCATGAGATTTTATCCTCTAAGGAAAATGATGAAATTAATCAGCAGTCGTATCACGACTACCAAACTCTACTTTCGTGTTCCTTCGAATGTCGCTTTGTCTTAGAGGCATTCTAGGATCACTATCTCGCAATAAATCATTGTCGACACCACTAAGCTGTTCCGCAGTCTTACTGTTATAGTATTGATTGCGTTCTGCAACGGTTTCTTCAGGGATTTTAGCGAGAATTAGACCACCAACACCTATTACGCCAGCGTGTTTTCCGTCCTCAATAGTAGGAGCGTCAAAATCAGGATGATCTTCTGCTCTTACTGGCTCGAATCCTTCACGAATACGCTTAGACATATTCGCTCTGTCATCGTGCCCTCGAACTTCTGCACGAACCCACCTGTGCTTATAGCCAGCGGGAGCTTCGGGAGCGTCTAACATAGATGGCGGTTGCCATGGTTTGCGGCGAGTTTTCTTTTCTCGGGTTTCAGCAGATCTGGAGGTACGATCTGTCATTTTCATCTCCTATACAAATTTTGCGTACTCTTCAAGAGGCACACCGATTCTTTTAGCTATTGCTACCTGTGACGGTGTGAGTTTCACATTGCGTGCTCCTTTTTTAACAGCACCAGCACCTCGGCTGGCTCCTGCTACAGAAGACTGCACGTTCTTTTTCCCTTCGGGAAACTTGTTCGGAAAAAGTTCTCTAATTTCACTGTCTACCCTTTCGTAGTAGTAATCAGAACTAGGGGGAACTCCCTCCTTCAATAATTTTTGATGGATCCCCATTGCAGCATAGGTCATCCCATCGTCTTCACCAAACCAAGCATTTTCTGAAGCCCATCTTTCCGCACGAGGATCAGGAGCAGCTGGCTGTACATTAGTTGTCTGTTGTTGAACAGGCTGGGTCTGTCGAGCTGTAGACTGAACAGACTTTTGCTTTGCAACTAATCTTTCGGCATTCTGCGCTTCTAAAGAAGTTTTAGCAACTGCCTCAGTAGCCAAAGCGATAGCTTCTGCGTCACCAAGCTCTTGAGCTTCTTTTAACGCTCGTCTAGCACGTTCTTTATCAGAAGCAATACGGGCTGAATATTCCGCTACTAAAGTTTCATCTGAAGACCGTAATTTACTTTGTAAGTTGTTAGTCTGTTCAGACATCTTTTTAGCAAACTGAACAGCTTCGTCGCGTTGGCGTTCTGCTTCCCGCATACGATAAGTGAGCTTATCTATACGTTTTTTAACACCGTCGCTATAATCCTCTAACTCGTCAGTCTGAGGAGCTTCAGCCTCAGCCTCACTCGTATCGAAGTCTCGTTGTGGCTCTTGCAACACATCCGCTTCGCGTGGATCTACCTCCTCATCAGGAAGTTCTAACTCAATTTCTTGGGACTCAGCCATTTAAATCACCTTATTGCAGAATATCTTCTGGGTTGTTTACAGTGGCTAAAATTTCATCATCGTTTAAAAGACGCATGTCTCCTCCTTCGATGTTAAATCTAGCTCCTGCATAGCGACCGAAAATTACCCAATCACCCTCTTTACACCACGGGCCTTCAGGAAATTTATCAGAGTCGGAATACGCATCTGGGCCTTGTTTGACAACAAGTCCTACGATTGTAGCTATACGCTCTTTATCAAGAGTTTGTTTAGCCATAAGAATGCCGCCTTTTGTTTTCTCTGGGGGAGAAAACGGGAGAATCAACATACGATACCCTGTAGGGTTCGGTAGTTTATCTGCGTGAGAATCTAAATTGTCAGGAGTAATAGACTCCTTCGGAGGATCTAACGGCGTATCAGATCCAAAATTTAGCACACGATCGGGAGTAGCCCCTGTTTCAAGTTCAGTCGTCTTCGACATCTTCCATCCTTCCATGCAGGGCGGTTATTTCTTGTTCAGCAAAATTAAGCCCTGAAATTTCTCCAACTATTCGTTGGTACTGAACAAAGTCTTGTGCGCCACCAGCGGCGAGTGTTTGCGTGAGATCTTGTTGCCTCTCACGAAGTTTGCGGAGTAAAAACTCCGAATATTTTATAAAGTCCATTAGTTGACGTAGCTAGTAAAATCTAATCCTTTAGTAGCTGCACCAGTGCCTTTAGTTTTAACTTTTTTACCAGGAATGCTGATAGTTTTTTCTGCCAGCACCGTAGACTTCGCAAAGCCTTCGTTAGAAGGCTCTGGGATTGATGGCTGAACACCTGCCTTTTGAGTTTTAGGAGACGGATAAGGCATTTCCTTTGATCTAAAGTTTCTCATTTTTTACTCTTACTACCAGAACGAGTTGAACCACCTCGCTTCATTTTCATCGGCATTTTCTTGGCGCTTTTACCACCGATACCCATTTTCTTAGGCATCTTTTTATTTGTTTTGCGTCCTGGCATTTTAATCTCCTTCGGCATACAAGTTGTTAAACGTAATGTTCGGATCCATGTAGCTGTCGTCAATCTCTGCACTATGCACATGTTGACTGGGATAAAAGTCTGGTGCTCCAGAACCTGTCTCCCATAACGCTGGATTGGTCGCTCTTACACGATTATTAGGCAATGCTACAATGTTGCCTGTCCATTTCCCAGCATCTGTAAGCTGTATCAAATGACTTTGTTTATGTTGCGCAGGATCGTCAGCGATATCGTTTCCTGTGTAATCAACTGTAAACAAATACTTCCCAGTATGAAATTCATTATCAATCTTACATAACCAAGGACTAGAAGATACACGATCCATAACAATAACCTCATGGTCTCGTGAACTACAGTCCCACGGTTGCGCTAAATGAGTCGCCATCGCTTCTGGCATTTCCTCAATCATCGCATCCGCTACTAGAGCAGTGATTGGCATTCGTGCCCACATCGCTCCTCCATGAAGATTCTCAGAATCTTCTTCCTTTCCTAATTCGTATCCAGTGAATACAACTTGGAAAGATAAACATCTATCAGGGATCGTATTTACCGCAATTGCTATCGCATGTAAATACTCCCCATGGTAATCTAAATGATTGTGTGTAAATTCTTTTCTAACCCAGCAATTAAAGTGTGGAATATTGCTGATTAGATGTGACATGAATTACTGCTCCCTAGACTCTCGAACGATCTTAGCGATTTCAGTTAGATTAGAATCTATTTCACGATCATCTTGCATTTCCGCTTTTTGTAATTCAGCAGCAATACGAACGTCTGTTTGCTCTTCTTGAGATTCAATACGCTCTCTTTCAAGCTGTGCTTTACGCTCAGAATCTCTATCACGCTGCTTGAGTTTTTCGAATTCTAACTCTAGCTGCTGTTGGAACATTTCTCTTTCTGGGTCTTGCTGCTGAGCAGCCATCGCCTGAGCCATCGCTTGGTCTTGACCTGTTATTTGCTGTGTTGCTTGAGCAGCAGCAATAGCAATTTGACTTTCTGCCTCTGGAGGCAACTGAGGCATCTGGCCATCTGGTCCAGGCTGGGGTAATTGAATTCCTTGCTGAGCAAGAATCTCCTCCATTCTTATACGATATTTCAGTGCTATATGTTCTTGAATATGTGCTTGTAAAGCAGACATCGCCTGTGGGTTCTGTTGTATCTGAGGACTTTGCATAAAAGCCATATGCGCTTCGATATGCGCATCGTGGTTTTGCTGAATAAATGCTTTTAGCGGCACTCCCATCATCGCATCCATGTTCTCCTGAACAGGGTCTTTAGGAGGAGGAGCGAAGTCAGGCATTAAAATATCGTCGATATCTTTAACATTCAAAGCGATATACATCTTACGAAACGCTTCTTTCATATTATGGATCTGAGGTGCACTCTGAGCCATTTGAAGCTGCGTCTGCGCTAGAATAATCCGTTGGGTAGTGCTAAAGATATTGGGATCACAAACAGGAACAACATCAACACTATTATTGAAATCTTCAGCAAAAACTGTTTGTTGAGCACCTTGTACTTGGTAAGGATATTCTGGAGGTAAGTATTCACCGAATAATCTCTTTAGTATTTTAAATTCGTTACGCTGTGCGTAATGCAATCGTTTATGGATTGCAGAAATTACTTTTTGCCCTTTTTCTAACAAGGCAACTGTTGTTCCTACAGGAGCTTGGCTATTACCTTCTCCTGTTTGATTATCCATAACAGAAGCAAACCGCTGTCCAGACTCAACTAATAACCCTAGTAACTGGGCTAATGTCGCACTCGGTTCTTTATACGGAAGAGGCAAGAACGACTCTCGAATAGTCCCCCCAGGAACATCCACATCCCGCCATTCTCCTGGCTGTACAGGATCATCAGACCTCTGGATATTTAAGCCACGAGCTTTGAAACCAGCTGGAAGATTAGCTAAAGTACCGGCATCAATGAGTTGGCGAAGAATTGACGTTGCGGAACGGGTAACACCGCCAATCATGTGGATTAGGCCGAATCCATAGAAGCCTAGTCCTGGGAGGAACTTGTAATGCGTGAAGTATTCAATCTTCTTACGCATCGGATCTGTTTCTTCGTAGTTCCTACGAATAGATAAAACAGTGTCGTTATCCTTACAAATTGTAACAATGTATGGAAGTGCTAACCCTGTCGGCTCTCCATCATTGTCTGTATGCTCAAACCCTTCGATATCTAGTTCTACATGAAACTCAAGTAACGTATATTCGGCTTGAGTTCCTGTTCTAGAAACACCGTCAATCTCATCAATCTTATCTTGTACCGCGTTGTCTCCATCAGAAACTGTTGGAGGATTCATCGGCATGTCTCTATAAAAACCACTTAGCTGTAACTTACGCAAGTCGTTTTCTGACATCGCCATACGATGAGTTATACGTGGAGACGTATGAAGGTCTGTTGTGTAATACGGAACAATTAGATCTTCGGCTTTTATAAACCTAGAAACGACTCGGCCCATCGCTGGGTCGAAATAACATTTCTTAAACGCTGAACCAGCTAAAGGCAAGAAGAACAACATCTGATCCATTTCAGGATCGTATTCTTCCATTTTATACATGAGCTGGTAGTTCATGAAATCCTTAACGCGATTAGCTTGCATCGCTTTCGGATCACTAGACGCGCCCATAATTTTAGTATCTACTGGGCCGTTTGCAGGAAGAAGTTCTTTATACGCTTGCGCTTGGAAATGAGTAGTCGCTTCGGCTAATAGCGGGTGATAAACTCCACTCGCTCCTTCGAACGGTTCACTTCTAGGGTCACTATCTACGCCTAATAGCTCTAATCCGTCTTTAAATGCTTCGTACCAATCACCACGGGAACTAAGGTCTTCCTCAAACGCGGTGGTTAGTTCATTAGAGACTTCAGAAAGAGTAGCTGGGTCTAAAAACTCTGCTAAATTTTCTTCAAACGGGATTTCAACCTCTTCGGTCAAAAGAGATGGGTCAAGAACGTTATCCTCTTCATCAAAAAGGATCTCTACGTTCTCTTCACCCTCGGGAATCTGTACTTCAGCCATGGTTTGCCACCATACTCTTATTTTTTACTAGAATAAATCAGTAATAAACACGAACTTTTGGAAAATACTCTTCATCGTCGGCGTAATCGCCCTCTAAACGCAAAAATCCGCCTTGTCTAAAGCGCATAAGTGCTAAGGTCGTCGCATCTACGCAATCGTCGTTTTCTCCGTTCGGAAAATCTACGATTTCGTCGACTAATTCTTGTCCCCAATTCGTATCAGGCACCCAAACACGACCTTCTTGGAAAATTGCGCTCACCGTATTTAATCTGGCGATTTTATCTTGACCTTTGCTCGGTGAAAAGGTGTTTATCGGGATACCTTGTCGCCGTAATTCTTGTGTAAGTGGGATACCTGACGCTTTTGTTTCAATAATTACCGAATCAGGCTCCCAATACTCGTACAAGCGCATCGCTTCACGCTTTAACTCTGGAAAATCTAAGCGTTCTTTTACACAATCTATCAAAATTATATGGGCGTCTTGCCCGTTATACAGTTCATCGCCGATTTTACCTTCGGGATAGAACACCCCCCACGTTGTAATCGCCGTATAGTCAGCTCGTTCTGATTTTAAAAACGCCGTATCGTAACTTTGTATCAAATAATCGCAAGAAGGAGGGTCATCGTTCGGCCATTCCTTAATCCATTCCTTCGGAATAATAGAAATACCTTCCCCAGTGGGGCGTTGCATGTACTGTGCTGCCCATTTCGACGGAGGAATCGACGCTTTCGTTGCTTCTAATTCTTTAAGAGACCAAAACTCCGGCCATAACGGGTTGCCTGAGGGAAGTATCGCAGGGAATTCAATAACCTCCCACTCATCTCCACCTTGTTCTTGAGTCATCCGCTTAATTAATTTACCCGTTACGTCTTTTTTAGACCAACGAGTCATTACGATAACGATTGCACCTCCTGGCTGTAGGCGCTGACGAGGCCCAGTTTGATACCATTCGTAGGCTTCCTCTAACGCTTTATCCGAAAAAGCGTCTTGTTCAGAGTGCGGATCGTCAATAATAAACAAATCCGCACCACGACCCGCGAGTGCACCACCAATACCCGCCGCATAATACTGCCCACCTTGCGAAGTATTCCATTTACCCGCGCTTCGTGAGTCGGCTTTTAGTTCGGTAGCTGGGAATATCTCTGCATACTCTTCGCTTTCTAATAAGTCACGAACTCTACGACCGAAATTAATCGCGAGGTCAGCGGTATGCGTTGCTTCAATAATTTTGAGCTTAGGACGTTTACCTAGTAGGTATGCAGGAAACAAATACGAAGCAAACTCTGACTTCGTATGTCGTGGAGGCATATTGATTATGAGTCTTTTAGATTCTCCTGAAGCAATCTTGTCGAAAGCCTCGGCCATCTTCTTGTGGTGAGCACCTGCAATAAACTCTGGCCAAATCGCTTTAACAAAATCGTAAAACGAGGCCATAGAACTTTCGCGCTTTTCACGCTTTTCTAATTCCTCAAGTAATATCGTAAACTCTTTCGCCTCCTCCTTAGAGAGATGGGAAAGGTCTACTTCTTTTAATTGTTCAAGTGGAGTGCTCAACGTAACCTAAGCTGGTTCAAGCGTTCCTCGGATATCGGGCCACCTTCAGCATATCCTCGTAACTTGTAGCTTTCTTGTTTCGTTAAATACTGGGCTTTTTTATTTTCAATTAACTCTTTAATCTTTTCTTCAATCTCTTCTTGTGTACCTTTAAGAGTCATTCCTAATTCGTTATTGAAAATATCCATATCTCTTCCTGCATCAGGAAACGGGATGTACTCTCGCGCAATACCTAATGCTTCTCCAAGTTCTGGGTTCTTAGATTTAGCAAATAACGATCCTAACGCTAAATGTCTAGCTGCATCGCCACGTCCGTCTAACCCCTCATCGGGGTATAACCGCTCATCAATAGATTTTGCCCAATCTAATTCTTCTGATGTTACACCGCTCATTTTTTCTAACAGCGTTGGACCGCCGTCTTCAAACTTTTTTGCGGTAACGGCACCTCCATGGGCCATCGGGGTTATCTGAACTCTTGGATAGTCTTCTTCGCGGCCTTTTTTACCGACAACTCTCGACACCATATCACTAAACTGATCGTAATCTCTATTAGAGAGACGACGTTCTGTTCTTCCAAGATACTGTCCAGCAAGTTGATCCATAATTAATTGACGATCGTAATCTGCTCGGGCTTGAGAAATAACTTCGTCCTCAACTAATTTATCTAGCTCGGAAAGTTGCTGCATTAAATCAGGATTAGTTGACCCGCCTTCAGCCATTGACTGCCGTTCAGCCATTGACTGCCGTTCAAAGCCCTCTACTCGGTATGTACTAGGATCACGAGGATATCGGTCAGAAATCGCAACACGCCCAAAACGTTTTAATAAGTGTTCTTCTGCATCTTCAAGCATGTCTCTCTCTAATTCATACTCAAAAACTTTTCTAGCCTCCTCTAACGTTTCTGGGGGAAGCTTCGTGCTACGGTAGATTCCTTCCATACCCTCCTCCCCTCTTAAAATTTGTTCTACCATATCTGGGGTAACAGTGAGAGTATCTTCTGTAGACCCTCCTTCTGCCATCATCGTTATTTGATCGCGAGTCGCGGGAACCATATCCATTCCAGGAGTCGAAGACATAATATCTGCTAGTTGCATACCGACCCCTTGTATTTGAGGATTTGGATCTTGCATCATTCCCATAACTTGCGGGACACTAAAATAATAAACATCTTCAGGCGTACCTACTGGCCCACCGCTGGCCATTAATTGACCCGCTATCCCTGATTCTTCTAATAAGGCCGCTAATTCTTCTTCAGATAAATCAGCCATCGGAGCTTCTTCAGCTTGAGGAATCGGAACTTCCCCGCCTTGATACTCCATCGCAGCTAACGCTCGTTCTAACCCAGCTACATCAGTACCTTGTACTTCTTCAGGGATTACATCAGCAACGTTAGAAATGTTAGGTGCAGCCCCTTCGATTAATTCACGGAGGTTAGCGTCTTCTTTTGCTTTCTTTTGAGCTTTACGCGCTTTATTAGCACTGTACGCTGTTGTACCAACCGTCGTAAGGGCAGCAATTACTGCTGCAAATGGAAACGCCATATTCTTTTCCTATTTGTACGATTTACCGTAATAACCCTTAGCGTAACTTAATCCACCACCATGCGCTTTTTTAGCAGTCTTTGCAGCTTGCCTAAAATTCTCAGCAGTCGGTGCACCCTTAGATCCTGGCTTACGCATTTTCTCCCCCGACCCTGCCGCTATACGCTTACGCTTCGCAGCAATATTTGCATATAATCCTGGGCGACCACCTGCAGCCATCATATCACCATCGCGTCGGGCTTTCCTCATAATATCTTTCTGGACACGCATCGCTTCTTCTAACGCTTCAGGCGAATCCATATACTCATCGCGGCCCTCTTGTACTAGATCCCTGAACCCTTCTTTACCCTTACGCTCTTTTTGCTTCTGCGAAAATGATTTTAGAAAATCAGGGAGATCCGCTTCGTTTTCCGTAGCACGACGAGTATCAATAATATCCTGCTCGGATTTCATCCTACGACCTATTTCCATAATCTCTTCTAATATTTCTTTTGCAGATTTACCCTTACCCATAGGCCCACCAGCCATAGCTGCTATCATCCCAGCTTCTGGCCCTAACATCGAACTTAATCCTGGAGTATTACTTAATTGAACAGATAAACTTGATTCATCCATCGGCCCCGACATATCGCGGGTTTCTTGCATCGTCAACGTATCTTTATTCGTACCCTCTAACGCACGAAGTAACATCGGAAGATTGTCCATAATATCTTCACCAAGAACCATATCCCCCGTACCACGTAACAAAGACATTAAGCCGCCAGAACTACTGCCAACTTCATCGTCATAAATCGCTTGCATATCGTCCATTACCATTTCACCTTATCGGCCCAATAAGCTGCGCTCATCTTGCCTTTCTTAATGTTTTTACCATGACGAGCCTTAAAACTCTTACGACGAGCCTTTTGCTTTGCTGACTCACCCGCTTTAGGCTTACCCGCAGTCTTTACTCCCTGCTGCCCAAAACGAATCGTCTTGACCTTATCCCCCTCCTTTGCAACAACAACATGGGATTTTTTAGGATGACTCGGGGTTCGCTTCGGTTTGTTATACCCTGAAACGCCAGCTCTCGCTAATCGTGGATCTTTTTTCTTACGTTCGGCCATTTACTGAGGAACACCGTATATGGAACGATTGAAAAACTCCGGCCCTTGAGTCATGAGCCTCTGCGGTTGCAATAACCCAGCTAATCCTCCAACTTGTCTTTGATTTAACTCAAGTTGTCTTTGATTATTCGCCATCTGCGAACCTGCTCCTAAATGATCAGCTAACGCTTGTTGGTTTTGCTGCATTTGGGTTAGGGCTTGTTGAACTTGGCCTAATTGTGCTGAAGTTTCTTGAGGAGCCTCAGTTCCTATCATCTGTCGTCCGTCGAGAGGCTCAATAGGTCTCGCCTCACCATCAAACGTCTCTGGATCGAAAGGAGTTCCCATATCAGGGTTACCCATGACAGCCGAAGCGCGGTTTGGGACTAGTGGCTGAAACTGCTCGGCCATCATAGGGGCGTTTTGTCGTTGCATCCTCAAATTGTCGCGCATCTGTAACATCTGCTGAAACTGAGGATTCATCTGCTGTTGAAACATTCCCCTGTTAAAAACAGGAGAACCATATGGGGAATCTCGGTACATGACTAAGTCTCGTCTTAGATCACCGAATCCTACTCGCGAAAATTTTTTTCGTAAAATTTTTTACGCGAAATATTTTTTGAGATGCGTAGCAAAAGTACAGCGGAAAAAGAGGCTGGATTCAAGGGAGGGCGGGTGGGACGCGGGCGCGTTTTTGCTTGGGGGTATGGGGGGTCGGGCTAACGCTTTTGCTTAGTCGCGAGCCGTAGGCGAGCGTGCCTTGCGCCCCTTAGTTAGCTTGTTAGGGCTTAGTTAGCCTGTTAGCCACCTAACCTAAAAAAGGGTACACACGGTACCCTTAACTAACTAGCTAGTTAAGCCTAGCTAAACTTGGCGAGCTGTACTGTTACAGCCTTGTCACCCTTACCCCATGCAGTCTTACCTAGCAAGCGGTCGCGGTAGTGTAGCAGTATGGTAGCAACGTCTTGGTTGTAAGCCTCGCCGCTAGCGCGTACCCATTGGCGCTTTGTTACTAGGCTATCATTAATAGCCTGAACGTCTAACGCGCCTTTGCCTAACGCCAACCACTCATTCATGACCAGCTGAATCTGGCGGGGAATGTTAGCAGTGATAACGTTTAAGGCTAAGGCTGGGCCGAAGTCAATCTTGCCTGACATGGCGCTAGCAGGTTTAGCAAAGTTAAAGCCCGCGTTGTCCTCAATATGAGGCGTTGTACCCTTAGGCATAACGTCGGCAGCAGTGGTAGCAGTAGCAAGTTTAGTTTTAGTAGTCATTGTATTAGTTTCCTAATAGTGCCCGACAGGTATTGTCGGGATGCGTCTTATTATACGCAGTTAACTATATAGCGCAAGCACTATATATGGCTGGCTGGCTAACTAGCTGACTATTTGTCTAACAAGTCTACACTGTCTCTGGCTCTAACGGGTCGCCTCTGTCGCGCTCGCTAACGGGTCCAGTGAGGCGCTCGCTCGCTGGCTCGCTGGCTGCGTCGCTCGCTGCGTGAATGAGTGGGTGGGTGGGTGGGTGGGCGCGGCCCCCTGCTACTTTTCTATGTAGTCGATCGATCGATCAGTCGATCCGTCGATCGATCCGATCCGATTCGTGATCTGTCCCTCGATCGTTTGCGGTACACGTTTCGTGATCAATGCTCCGAGTCGATCGATCAGCTGATCCTTGGATAGTGAGTCGATCTTCGCGGTCAATACTTCGCGTCGATCGATGTAAAGGCCTCCGACCTTCCCTCGGTGAATCTCTGCGGTGATGGCCGCGTTGATTTGGCCTTGGTCGCGTGCCTCCTCGCGCAAGTCATGAAGCGCGGATAGGTGGCCCTCCATGGAAACTCTATCCCGCTCCGCCTCCTTGATTTCCTGGTCGATCAGATAGTTTCGGAGTAACGGGTTGTGATTGAGTAACACACTGCCTTGTCTCTTGGCAGCGGCTCTGTTCTTCGTATAGCCAGCTTTAACGGCTGCTTCGGTAGCGTTTTGGCCTTTCAGATACTCTCGAGCGAACTTCTTTTGCTTCGGGTTTAGCGGATGCCATGTCTTACCATCGGGGTCAACGAAGTTGTTGCCGTCGTCAGATGGGATCATGGGAGTGTACTGTAGTTCTTTCATGCAATGAATCCGAGGGGTCTGTGGTCTACTACTATATTCTAAAAATAATATATTTTATAAGAAAGAAAAGATTTCGCTCGCGGCCTATCTACTCTATTCTCTGTTTTAGAACTAATAGTTCTAATAGATTCTATTACTTTTCAGTCACACTCAACACGGCCCCCGTCCCTTGTCCCACGAGGCTTTCATCATCACTCTATTACTTCTATTAGTTTATTAGTCGTTTTTGTTAAAAAAATAAAAAAAAGTTTTTTTTCCAAATAGACAATATCAGTAATCTTTCTAATAGGCACAAAAAAGCCCACCGAAGTGGGCTAATCGCGGTCTATTCTCCTTTCTATGGTTTAAATGATTTTAACTAAGTAAAAGTTAGCACTGCCGTCGCTGCGTAATCCAACGACTCGAGAGCTGTTATCGTATGGGTCGCGGAACATCAATATCGACCAGTAATATGGTTCGTTACAATCTTCTATTTCGCACCACTGGGTAACGGGTACGTGTTCGCTGTCCATCGACATAAAAAAGTCACCGTCGTCGTCGAACTCCGCAAACTCTCTACTGATTTCTAAGTTTTCGTTTCTAGTAGCTTTCGCTAGTATTTCCACGAGTCTATGGCTAAACCTACACTGTTCTAAGTGTCCCTCGGTCATCATCTGTCCGATCGTAAAGTCTTTCAGATTATCAAGCGAAGTAGTCATACTTTCTCCTTTCTATGGGTAAAAATCCTAGGGCGCGGTTACGCGCCCGTAGCCTATAGTAAGGCGGGAAAAAACGAGGGTAAAGCACTAAGCCGAGACTCTGACATCTCCGTAGAGTTCTACCTCGCTCCATTCTGTAACGTAGGTCATCTCTAAATAGTCTTCGTGCATATCGTCGGGGAAGATGTCTTCGAAGGTTGTGTAATGCAATGGGTTACGTCGGCTACCCCATGGCTTACAGTCGTACCGTAAATCATCTCTCACGGTCGTTACATAGTTGAAATGTAACTGGATGTTGGTCTGCTCCACCCACCACGGCTTTCTGATCGTGGCGATCACGTCGGGGTAATTGTTTCGGTAGAGTACAATCCAGGCTTCGGTCTCGATCAGTCGTTTGGGGTTTACGTTCCACGGGCCTGTCGCCATCGATTTGGCGTTATCGATCCGAGTTTTATCTAGGTTTTTCGAGAACCCGTCGGTGCGTATCGCTAATACGTTAGTCATCTGTGCTCTCAACATGTTTATCTATGTAGTGGAACGGCTGTCCACCACCGTGGCTAATTACTGGTTCTAAGCCCAGTGCATTCTCTACTGTTTGTAGAGCTGTTTCGATTCGTTCGTCACCTTTCACAATTACTTGCTCGGCTACGATCTTCATCGCTTCTTTCGTATCCATATCATCTCCCGATATGTTCGATATCCGAGTCGGGTATCACTTGGTAAGCGCCTTTGTTATAGGCTGGGGCGATCGTCGCACGGGCCGACGGTCGTGTATCTGGTCTCTGCGTACAGTCGGTGGTGGGTGTCCGAGAGGGATATTTTTCTCGGTGGTCGTCGACACGCATAGTCAGGGTCAATGGTCGGAAGGGTCGGGCTTTCGCCCGACTCCGAGGTAGTGGTTTATAGCGTCTAGGCATCTGCATAGTCCGCGATGTTACGGTCATCGTCGACCTCGTCGGCGAACGCAATCGGGTATATCGGGTACGCTGCCATCTCACCTGCAAGCTCGTCGCGGTAGTTATCAATACTCCTGACTCGCTTAACGCTCACATGATCCTCGACTCGCTCTTCGAGTAGCCACTGGTCGAGCAATCTGGTACGAGCTTTGTAATCCTCGTAATCCTCTGGCGAGTAATGCGTGGTATTCTCGTCGATAGGAGTCGAGCGGGGGTGCCACTTACCGTAGGTAATGGCTAGGCTAACGATCTCGGGGTACGCTGCGAGTGTCTCGGCAGGTATCGAACTACCTATCGTACGCAACTCAGCGTGGGCTTCTTCCATGAAGTCGTGTAATTTACCAGCAAGGCTGCTGCTGAATCCTAACGACTCGAAGTGCGGTCGGAATACACGATACTCAAGGTCGTGCTCGTCAAATATATCAGACATATCTGTCTCCTTTCTGCTTTCTAAGTTATCCGCGCCCGTAGGCGGCGCGGTTTATATAAGGTACTTACGATTACCGCGAAAGTAAAGCACTAACGCGACTACTCCTCGACGTTGTCCTCGAGATAGTCCATAAGCTCCCCTAATCTTGGGCGAATCTCTTCGTCGTAGTCACGGTCATCGGAAAGCCGTGCACTAATTTCTAAGAGCAATGCTTGGAACCGTTCTAATAACGATTCTTCTTCAGGTTCAGGTTCATCCCCACCGAAATGCTTTTCGATCAGGATGGCGTCACTTAGTTCGCGTAAGCGATCAACATCAACGGTCATTTACTGCGCTCCTTACATCTTCTAAACGTTGTTGGATGACGATCATATTGCAGCTACTGCAACACTGTCCGTCTGCGAGGGGCTGCGCGTTATGTCCATGCGCCCAGCCGTTACTTTGTACGTCGATCGGCCCGTCACATACGCAACATTGGTGTTCTACGTTGTAGTCATACTCTGTCATTTGACGAGGGTCAACGCCTTTATGAATACCGTTCATATCAAACTTGATATCCACTTCGGCGGCGATACCTTTCTGTTCTTCTAATGCAGTAAAAAACGTAACGGCATCAAAATCTTCACTGAGGTAAACCTTCGATCCTGAAACATAACTATGTTTACTGATCTCTTGGTGTATCCCCAGTTCGAGCAGCTCGCTAAACTCCACTTCTAGCCAACCGTAGTCAGAGTCGTAGAAGAATTTATATTCCTTCATTTCTTTCTCCTTTCTATTAAGTTTATGGTCTGGTAGTCGATGCAATTGCGGCAATGAAAACTTCCCGTCGTCGAGGAAGGGTGAGGCCCGACTTCATCGCATCTATCTCTCTTCTCCCCGAAAGGGGTAGGAACTTGCCTGACGCTACCAGTCGCCTGACTCAATATCCCCACCGATATTCTATTTACTAGCTGCTTCATACTGCAGTCTATCCCAAAGTTCGTCAGAGAGCTTAGGCATTTCTTTGTACAAAACTTTATGGAATTTACAATGTAGGCAACGCACTGTTGCGTATCCTTCTACTTTATCGTCCGAGATCCATGAACGACAGTCGTCGTTATAACAAAGTTGGACTTCCTCTGGTAATAATTCGAAGGCAGCGTCGAGTAAGTCGGTCTGCCTATCGTAATCGTCACGCCAACTCATGAGTGTGTATGCCCGTCAGTTTCGATACCAAGTGTCGGTGAAAACGGGTTTGGTATCTTTACCATAATACAATCGTCATAGCTTGCTTTATGCACGTGCTTAACAATCCAATCGGTAAAGGATATGTAAGCAAAATCTGGGTGCTGGCTATCTAACACGTGACGTTCGAAAACTCTCCTGAGAGCTTTATCTTGTTCGTCTGTCGGGGAAAGCTCTAGTAGCTTTTTGACAGGTGTGATCAGTTTCATATATTCTCCTTTCTATGGGGGCGCGGGTAGCGCCTACTACTAAAAGGTAGCGGCGACTACCCCGAAAGTAAAGCACTAAGCGCGAAGCTTCTCGGGATTCCTGAGACGCCATTCGACGTTGTACCAATAAACTTTCATCTTCTGATCTTTGGCGCGGGATGCACATTTGCGTACTGCCTCTATGCGCTGTTGTGTTTGAGCATTAGTCATAACTTTCACCTCACACCAGATCTTTGATCACAGAAACTGTAAAAGCAACCATCGCCATGATAAACGCTGCTCCGCAAAGTATCGCTATCCGCTCAACTTTGTTCATAGACTCTGATTTGAAATCAGGTGTTCTATTTTCAACGAGTTGAGGATGTTTTCTTGCGGTCTCTTTAACGATTGTTTTAATCGCTTCAGAGTTATGTTTCATGTGATAAGAAGTTGGTTTCTTTTCAAGAACTCTCCGAGGAGGTCTGCTGTCTCGAACAGCTTGCCAAGGATCTTCGATCCTCTTTTCGAGTTTAGCGATACGCTCAGGTGTCGCGTATTCTTCCCCTCTTTCGATCTTTTTATGCGTATAGACGCATCTAGCCCAAATCCTAGGAGCTTCTTTATCAGCATAAATCTCGTAAGGTGAGATCCGATACCGATGTCTGACAGCTTTGTTCTTTTTCGGTTTGGATTCCATTTCAAGGTAAGGCACCCCTGAAGTCGCAACTAGCTTATGCAAGTCGTCTAAATTAGCAGGAGCTTTACCAGTGTAATCATGCTCTTTCCAAAACTCTTTTAGTTTCCTAAGAACGTCTGAATCTTCGGCATAGCCAGTTCCTGCGAGTTCGTCAACCGCTCTATATAGAGCGTGAGACACGCTATGTGTCTTTCTCGGATAAGGTGCGAGTTCCATATCTTTCTCCTATGGAAAATGGGGGCCGAAACCCCCGATCTATCAAAGTGCAACAATAAACCCTTCTTCGATCAGGGCTTTTTTGTAACACGCGATAATGCGCTTTTTCTGTTTCTCTGGGTTTTTGGTGTTAGGCATACTGATATGCCCTTCCTCAACACCTAGATCAACAACCTCTTGCATGGTGAAGTTTTTAGGGTCAAACTCTTTGCTCTCGATATCTTGCATCGAAATAACAAGGGCTTGAAACTGCGGGGTCTTCACTTTCGTTTCCGAAAGTTCTCTACCAGTGTACGCAAACTTCTGTGCAACCCGACCACGTTTCGCGGTCTCTGGTGCTTTCACCGTAATCGTCGTTACGGTTGCCGCTGCTTTTTTCGCAGGGGCAGCTTTTTTCACAGCTGGTGCTGCTGCTTTTTTGGCTGTTGCCATGTCATTCTCCTTTCTATGATGACGTTATACTTTCTAGCTGGTTTATACCAGCGTTTACTACTTTACTAAAGACGAGCGCGAAAGTAAAGCAGTAACTAACGATCCTGGTTGACGTAAGCAGACGTTGGTTCTCCCGTATCAAACATCTCTGTTTGATTATCTTGTTTAAAAGTATTTTCAATAACTACGCTTTTCTCTTGTAACAAGATGTTTAGCATGTCAACTAAAGTTGCACACCGATTACTCATCCTGTTTAGATCATTGCGTAAGATTGTTACTTCTGCTTCAAGAGCAATCAAATCTTCACGAACATCTGTCATTACTCGATCCTCCATACTCGGACACCACTTACTTCTTTCCCACCAACTTTTTCTAATTTCACGCGAAGCGTAAATTTCCAAGGCGGCACCTGTTTCTTCGCAAACGTCCGAGTCGATTGGTCGAGTCGATTCTTCAATCGTTTCGATGTATCGTCATCTCGGTCTGTTTCGAAGAAAAACGAAGCGCCTACTTGAAACTTATCCCAAGGGTAGCTGGTAGAGTTTCGAGTATCCGTTGGTAACGGGACGTCCATGTCAGGCTTAAAGTCAGCCCATGGGTCATTCGACATTGTTTCCTCCTTCTTCTATTGAGTTAGTCCACTCGGATAAATATCCGTGTGTCTTAACGGCTTCAGATAAAGCGCAGTCCTGCTGCGCCATCTTTAGGGCAAGTTGCCGCGAGACGTATCTCGCGGTTTCTTGTATTTCTGTGAATTGATCTAGGGGTCTGTTGAGAACTTCGGGGTCTGATAGCTCATGTAGTAAACACCACGTTTCGCTGATCAAAGCCTGATCAATCACAACAGCATTTCCTAGTTTGAAAACGTGTGCCACTACGCTGCCTCCGCGTATTCAATAGCAAGGTTAAGTGCTCTTGATTTACGCTTGGAGCTTTCGCCGAACATCGTGCTGTACGCTCGGTTCTCGCCACTACGTTGGTGATCTTCAACAAAGGTTACTGCGTTAAGTGCGCCCCACCATGTACCTTTAGAAGACTTCAGGGTTGCTCCTGGAGACTCTTCTAAGGCGCGCACCGTTAGTTCCGAGTATTTCGTAAACTGGTCGCGTAGCGGGAACATATCCCCAACCTTCTTGCCTTCTTCTAACAACCGAACGTGTTCAAGTTGTTCTTTGTACAAGTCAGGTTGGTTAAGGCGAGTGATAAACTCAAGCACGTCGCTGTGCTTGGCTTTCTTGGACGCAAGTAAGTGCGCAGCATCTTGGAAGTTTTGGTGGGACTCTTTCATAAGCCCTAACGCTTCGGCTGCTTTCTTAGCGATATCGTCGGTAAATTCTGTATTGTGTGTCATACGGAACTCACCGCGAGATGCTTGGCCTAGCGCAAACTGCAAAGTGTTGTTACACACGACGCGTATTTCGGTCTCGCGTATGATCATAGCGTGTCCGGCTTCGTGAGGTTGACGAAACAAAAAGTAATCGTTAATCTCGTCACCNCCAGGAAGTTCAAACGTTTCGTTTAGTTTGGCTAACGCCCACACATCTTTACCCCCGCGTAGGCTACCAGCGGTCTCCATACTCACGTTGGCTTCTTTAACAAACTTCGCGAAGAAGTCGAAGATGCGTTCGTTTTGTATTGGCTTATAGCCTGAACCGCATGAGGAAAGGATCGCGTTGTCGGTGTCGCGTACTATCGTAAACCGACTAGGGTCTTCTAATAGTTCGAGCGCGATATTACCGTCGGCGTCTTTCTCGTATTGATCAATAGGCTTCGACGATGTCCACGTTGGTCGTTTACTGACAGACCAGTCAAGTCCTGCCGCAACCATCATTTCGTGGGGGCTAAGGTCGTTAGACACTTCAACGCCTTCTCCGTGCCAAGGGACTTGGCCTGTCCAAGCCATACTTTCTACTGCTGCTACCATGGGTAGTCTCCTTATGTAAGTTCTACTTTCTACGTTTTGTCGTAACGCTGTCACGGCGCTACTTTTAATACCTTAACCGCGAGGTTTACGAAAGTAAAGCACTAACTAGACGCTAAAATGAAAGCGAAGAATTCCTCCCAATCGTAAGGAGTTCTAAGAGTATACGATGCTTCGGTCTTCCAATTCAGTTTTCCTAACTCTTTGATTGTCATGTCTTTTATATGGAACAACTTGATTTCTTTTTCTTTACTGTTGTTCTTTCTGATCAACACAAAACAGTTCCCTCCGACCTTAGATCGATTGAACAACCATGCCATCTGAAAAGGACTGAGCTCAGATTTTAATCCGTCGATCGATTTCAACTCTATCCAAATTTCTTTCCCCTGATGACAATAATTGACATCAGGGACACCCTTCCCAGTTCCTCCTGTCTCGATCCGTTGAGAGTGAATCTCTTTCGGCATGTGATCTTTTACTAAAGACCAGAGCGAAGCTTCTTTTGGCATATCGATCTCAGTGTTTGATGGGCTGGTCGCCGCCGTGGTGTTCTAAAAAGATAAAAGCAATCTCTCTAAGCTCGTTCATAAAGTCTGCTGCTTTTTCTATATCCGACCCACACATATGAAAGACATTGACCGCTCCGACTAAAGTCATCGCTCGGTAGACTTCGAACATATCAGTGTGGTCTTTATTAGTTTCTGATAACCAGTTGTGAAGCATGATAAATATTTCATTTACTTCTTCATCGTCGGTCTCGACAACTATCTGTTTCCAATCACGAGGAGCAATCACAAAGTCTCCTTGCTACGGTGTTTGTAATAGTAATCTCCATCTCCTTGTTTCATTCTATCCACAATCTGCCACGCTCGTTGTTTGGTAACTTCGAACCGCTCTCCGATCTCTCGAAAAGTAATCCCTTTTTTCCAAAGCTCGTAAACAGAACGGTAGTATTCTTCGTTACTAGCGATTTGTTGTTGGCTGAGACTTCGTATTCTCATACAGCTTCTCCCCAGTTGTCTCCTGATTCGTAATCTACCACCAGTGGCACTTTCATATCGACACAGTTGATCATCTTATCTATTACCATCTCCGATTGTTCTTTATTAAATATTGAAAAGTCGAGTTCATCGTGAATCTGTATGTGCGGCACCATTCCCTCTTTCCACAGTTCTCGCATCGCCAGTTTCGTCATATCTGCGGCTGATCCTTGAATCAGTTTGTTCAGAGCTTTGTATGTAAACGATCGTTTGAGATTATCTCCATACTGGTCTCGAGCTTCTTGTTCAGGTAACGGTGTCCTCTTTTCATCGGCGAGATAGCCCACTGGTTCCCATAAATCGAAATGACATTTCCGACCTGCGAGTGTGGTTATATATCCTCGCTCTTGCGCAGTCCGAGTACACCTGTCCTGTATCGCTCGAATAAAAGGCACTCTCGCATGGTAGACCTCTAATAGCCTAGCAGCTTCGTCTTGCTCTAGACCTAGTTCTTTAATCAACTTCTCCCTACCCATGCCGTAAGTCAGTCCAAGATTAATATCTTTCGCTTGCTTCCGAGGTATCCCCGCCATATCTGCTACGATCTGGTGGAAATCAGCTCCCTCGTTAGAATATGCATTGACTGCATCGGCTGATCCTGGGAGTCCGAGCAACGACGAATAGTGAACCGTAATCCTAGGTTCTTGTTGAGAGTAATCGAAGATCCCCCACGTTGCTCCTTCCTCTGGAATAAACAACGACCTGATCATCTTGCCGATCTGTGGGTCTCGAGCAGGGATCTGTTGTAAGTTTGGGTTGGAATAACTAAACCGACCAGTCACTGTCCCCCCACCGTCGTTCTTCAACGGATGAGCCTCAGCATGTATCCGACCGTTGTGTGAATACTCTAGGATTGCACCTTCAATAAACGTCGTCCGAGCTTTATTGATCTTCCGAGCTTCGACGATCATCTTCGGTAGTTCGTGTTCGTGAGCTTCGAGCCATGGCCCTTGGAAACTAGGTGCACCTTTCGCTGTATGTGGATACCAAATATCGTTAGCGTCGAACGCTTTTTGTATTGACGCGCTCGCCCAGATATCGATCGACGTTCCGAACTTACGTTTGATCTCTACAAGTAGTTGCTGTTCTTTCTTCGACATCTGCTCCGAGGCTTGCTCTGCTTTCGCTGTGTCGATCCGAACGCCTCTCCATCGCATCTCTATCAGCAGAGGTATAAGGTCACACTCGAGATCGAAAATCTTTTGTAGCCCTTCTGCTTCTATCCGCTTACTAAGTAGTTTCCATAACTTTAGAGTAAGGACTGCATCTTGTTCTGCGTATGGCCCAACGTATTTCGCAGGGAGTGACCACATACCGCTCTTTGCGTTTACGCCCCATGCTTTAGCGGCCATCTCAAGAAGCGTTTCATCTTTCTCCTCAGCGCAGAGATCTTTACCTAGATTATTTAGAGAATACGATCTTCTGTTTTCGTCGAGTAGCGGGGCTGCAAACATCGTATCGCGGAGAGGACAAATTAAGTTGACTCCCTCACGCTTTAACCAACCTACGTCATAAAGTGAATTATGGAAAACCATCGTACCTTTATGATTCTCAAACGTTCTTTTGAGCCAACGTAAGACTACTTCCTCTTCTAAATTACCGCCGTTCTCATGCCGGATGGGTAAATATCCTGACCAGCTATCCGATGCTATAGCTACGCCCACAACGTACCCGTCACCTGTAGCCCATCCTGGCCCACGGTTAGTCAGATTCGGATCGTAGGTTTCTAAGTCAACGGCTAACGTTTCGTTAGGATCGAAACGCGGCAGTATATCAGGGGCGACCCAATCGCTTTCAGGCTGAATGAGTGGTATCTGCATCAGGGTCGATATCTCCTATGCCGTATCGGATGTGGTGTTCTACTAAAAATAAATATCGTCTAAGGTCTCCGATATCGTCGAGTAATCCATCTTCTCCGTTGAACTTAGCTCCTGCCTCGAACACATCGTAATTACAAGATTCAGCTTGCTGTTCGATACGGTCGAACTTACGAGCGAGCATCATAAAGGCTCCTGTACCGCCTCTACGTTTCCATGAATCACCATAAGACTTTTCCGATTCGATCAGGCTTACAATATCCTGCTGGGCGATATCCTTCATCTCCGTCCACTTAGCATCAAGACCCATTTTTATTTCTCCAATTACGTTCTCGTCGTTTGATCCAAGTAAAACAGGCTTGTTGCCAATCAACTGCTTTAATCTCTCCGAGATATTTGTAGCAATCTTCATACTTCCGTTCCTTATGTTTCAGATAAGCATGGGTCATCGGGATCATGACGTCAGGGAAGAACTTGTTTTTGTACCAACTTGCTCCAAACACATTAGGCCAGTCATTTACAAGTTCTGGATTGCCAGCAACACGTCGGGGTGGGATAGAAAATAAAAACTGTTCGCACTCTTTTATAAAACGATCAGCCTGTCCCTCAGTAACTAGGGGATAGTGCGGCTCGGGATATCCCATCGCATCCCAATATTGACGGTCATAAAAATCTACCCCGTCGATAGACTTTACTTTGTCCCACTCTTTATTGAGATAGATATGGAAACTGTCGCTTATCTGATAGTACGGCCCCATCTCTAAACCTAGAGTAGCCGCGATGTATTCTTGTAACACAGACATATGAACTGCGTTCGCACCGTAAGTCCCCCAGATCATATCGTTCGATCTATTACAGACTGTCATCTGTAACTTGTTATCTCTGATCTTGAAGTAGATATTGGTATTACAGGGTATATCTTTACTCGGGCTGTCGAGATCATAAACAGCATCCCACATCTGCAAAACAACTCGACGGGAGTCAGGGTCTCTCTTCAACATGTCTACCACAGTAACTAACTGATCGTGGGCAAATTGATATCTCCAACGATATCCATATGAACCGTTTAGCGTCTCGTTGTTATCAGAAAAGTTAGCCATCCCTGCATTAAAATGTGTCAGCTTTTGTAAGTCTCGAGAACCCGCTAACATCCAAATCGATTCATATAAATGAAAGAAAGGATTAGCGTCTCGTTCCTCACGAAACAACACTCTTTGCCAAGGATGCGAATACACCGTTGTAACAGGGGTGAGAATCTCTCTAGTTGGCCCATTACGACTTTCTTGTTCTCGGTAATTCACTTCTGAGTTAAATAAATCTACTCCCCACATGAACGCTTGGTTGACGTTCCTTACATCAATCACTTTCATAAAGACTCTCCGTCTGTAGGGTGAGGATGTGTTCGATCTGCAAACGATTTAAGTGCAATTTTCCTGCGAAATACGCTGACCAATGAATCGCGTCGATCGCGTCCCGCCAAGTGTTCGGAGCGCGTTTGTTCTTCATACAGTATTGTAAAAACGATCCGTAACAATGCATGACAAAATCTATGTCTGCTCTCTCAAGGTCTATGACCAGTTGTTTAAGTTTTCCCATTCTTCCTCTCGTATTCTTCAATTAACGGTCGATCTTTTTGTGAGTAGTCATAAACACTCCGTGTCCTGCCTTGTCCGTGCAATATTCGAGAATACTTGTCGAACTCACATAGACCGCCTTCTATCTCTCGCATCTCAAAAGGTTTATCGAACTTACTCAAGTCGAGGTGTTCTCTGCACCATTTATACAACGCTTGCATCTCACTGTTCCAGTCCCAGCTGCGTTTACAAAACTCTAAAGGTCTACCTGTTAGTCTGTTTAATCCTCTCATCGCTCCTGGGCCAGCATTAGCCCATGAAAGAATATCCTCCGCGTTTTCTAACAGATGCGTATGTCGTAAGTCAGTAACCATTTCGTAAGAAACGAACGGCCCAATGTACGGAAACCTTAGTAGATAGTTCCACGCATCACATAAAGATTTGAGGTGAGAAAAGTCTTTTAGTATTCGCTCACGCTCTGCCCAGATATGCGATACACATTCAGCTACCCCTGTAACTTTATCCATACGGTTTGGACTCTTGACGATATAAGCCCCAGTAACCCACTTGTTTTGCTTTCTAATTTCTTCGATCGCTTTTTCTCTATCCCAATCAATATGTAGATTGTGGTCGAGTAATGTTTCGCCCGTTTGGATAAGATTAAAAAACCGAAACGCGACTGTTGCCATAAACACTTCAGGATCGTTTCTTAACGGCTCTCTAATATGGTGTCGAAACCAGCGCGTAGTTCTGTCGTCTTCTCGGAACACTTGACAGAACTTAAACTCTCGAAGTATCGGGTCTTCTGTCCAAGGAGGTTCTTGTTGAACCTCCTCTTTCAGATGACGTATACGCTCACGTTCTTCTATCCAGTAAACGTAGCGATCAACTTCTGCGGGAATGAAGTTTGTCATGCAGGTTTTCTCAAGATCCATGCACAGTTGTTAGATACTTCTGGGTAGAACGTCGCGGCAACCACTCGTAAGAATTGCTTACCGTATCGCTCCTGTAGAAGCTCAAATTGGTCAGGCCACCATCGCCAAGCCTTATCTTGGTCGTCATTCTGCATTGCTTTTCTAAGTTTAGGCATCTGACAAAACGTGCCAACAACTGATTGTAGTTCCCAACGACTACTGAGTTCTTCTTTAAGTTCTTCAAATCCCCACTCGTAAATGTGGTCTTCAGGTAACTTATCGTTAGAACCGTCGTGGTTTGGAGTAGAAACGTAAATCAGTCCTCCTGGACGTAAAACTCTGTTAGCGTCCTCTAACCATGGAGCGATGAACTCGCGATTCATGTGCTCAATTACTTCTGTGGTCCAAAAGAAATCTATTGAATTATCGGGTAAGTCGAATACGGGATTCGTAGTCAAATCTTGAATATCTATCTTGCCATTGAAATTAGCAAACCAAGTAGAATCTTCAACTAATCCTGTCGGGCTGCTGTACCCTTGCTTTTCTTGTAAGCATGCAGGGTCAATATCGACTCCTCGGTAGGAACGGATAATATCTGATTTTTTAACCGTATACGCTTTGTACAGGTTTCGCAGAACCCAAATTTCTCCACACCCTGCTTCGAGCACATCTAAAGGTCTATCGAGATTGTTAGCTTCCCCGATACACAATGAGGATATTTTGTCGTACCTCGTCATATGTGTTATTTCATCAGGTCGCCAATTACCCAGCATATTCCCACTTGCAATATCCATACGGGTGTTCTTGCTGTTGTTGACGTTTTCTTCCAGCTTTTTTCTTATCGAAGCCATTAATTAATCCACCATGTTGGTTTTCGTGAAGGGTCTCTTTCCCATTTAGCGAAATGACTTTTTTCGTTAATGAGATAGTTGCGGTAAGAAGAATACACATTTTCTTCTTTATATTCATCTGGCATTGCCAGTGCGAATGTTTTAGGTGCGTCAGGTATGTCTGACTCAAACTGAAGTATCGTCGGGGGGCGACTCAACGCTGGTATCAATCTAGCAGACGCATGAATCTTGTTAAAACGATGTGTGTATTCTTGGCACAGGCTAACGAAGTGTTTGAACAACCACATATAGTTTTCAAACTCAGCTCTCGCCCAGATAGTACAGGGATGATTTAGATAGGCTTGTTTATACAATCCTTGATCCTCAGCATACTGTTCCCCATGTATTCTCCACGCTGTTGACAACATTTGAGCAGACTCAAGTGTCATCTTGGGAATATGTTTATCACATAGCCCTTGTGCACTTTTTACAGGGCACGATTCTGTTACGAAAATATTCATAAGCTCTCCTTTCTACGGGTTACTACTTTACCTTAAGACCTTTTTGAAAGTAAAGGACTAAAGGGGGAAATACTTTTGAGTTTGTGGCTCAATTAAAAACA